CGCGGACGTAGTACGTTTAACTGGCACATCATTGGCTATTTTAGCCTCAATGCGTCCAATCTCCTTTGCTTGCAAAATCGGGCTAAGACGGGAAATGCGATCTGTCTCTTTTGGATTGGACCCAAGGTAATAAGCTACATCAGGGCCAGCATCAGAGGCTTGAATCGCTTGCGCCATCACGGTTGTGATTTTAAGACTTGGGTTGTACGCGACCTGTTCAAAGTCATCGTACTTGGTCCGAGCCTCTTCTTCACGCTCGTGATATGCCTCAAGAATCTCCGTCTGCTGACGATGCTGTTCTCGCTGCTCGATTAGCTTGATTGCTTTGGCTTCTGCGTAAGCATCGACCGAATCAAACTGATCTACAGGTGGAACATCAACGACAACGGGCGGCGGTGCTTGACGCTCACGCTCCCACTTTCGCTGTTCTCTTGCGAGACGTTTTTGAATTGCGGCATCAAGTTCCTCTTGCGAGAAGGTCTTGGGCGCAACTTCCGGCGTATCTACAGGTTCTGGAGTCGCCGTGACATCCAGTTCCGGCGCGGGCGCTACTTCCGCTTCAATCGCTACTACTTCTTCGGACATTGTGAATCCTGAGATTCCCCGGTCAACTGGGCCGGTACAGTTTAATTCTCCAGCAAAATCAAGCCGTTATCTTCTTGCAAAAGAAAATCATTCGATTCCATCAACAGCGCGTTATATACCAAAGGCAGACTGCTACCGCTGCCGGAAAGCAACGAAATAATGCCGCCCAAACCTATGGGCAGCGAATTCCGAATGTCAACGCCATAGTAACTCATTGCTTATTCAATGGCTTGCAGTAGATCGTGCCGCTTGACGCAATTTGGATCGCGCTCACCCGCCAAACACCAGAAACGGATGGCTGAACCTTAAACGGAATTGGCGTAAATGCGGGAATCGGCGTATCAGACGTTGTTGCCGTGACGTTTTCGCCAACAACAACATAGCACGGCTGATCCGACCAAACCATCACGCCCTCTGGGCCAGTGTTCCAACCAGTCGTTGATCCAGCCGTGCCGCTAAACGATGCGGTCTGGGCTGGAAAGTTGGATCGAGATAAAGGATTTAGCAGTTCCATTTAAGCCTCAAGGGTTGGTAGGCCACTGAATAGCAAACGGATCGGCTTGGGTCGTAATATCACGCAACCCTTGGCGATAAGTTGCCCATGCAGCCTTGTCAACCGGAACATCTGCCACTTGCGTCCAGTCGCTGTCTTTGAGCATCTGGTTGCGCTGGGTACGAATGCCCTGCCACTGCGTTGCGATACGCTGCGCTAGGTCCTCTTCCGTCATCGGAGCAACATCAACAGTGAAGACTTGACCGTCAATCAAATGAGGAGCGGCAGGGACTAGCTTCTCCGTTGCATGGTCGTAGGGCTTCCATACGCAGATAGGGTAGAACCCACATTCACGGATGTACTGAAGCGTTGGTCCGGTAGAACCAAAGTTTTGGAACGGAAACCATTCCGAGCTGTCTTTGACAACAAGATTGATGTTTGCAAGTAACATTTTTAATCCTTACTGAACAGGGAATGATGCGGTTGGCAAAGTGATAGTGCGAGCGGCTTTGGTAACCCGGACGTCCTGCAAATAACCATTCAAAGCACTGGCCCCGATTCGATCTGCGCCAACATACAAAATGCTTGTTTGATTGAAGTTGTCCGTAACAGCGCCGCCACTTGTTGCCTCAAGAGAAGCGTTTAGATATAACTTTAGGTTTCCTGTCGCACTACCTGAACGAACAACAGCAAAGTAATACCAAGTTCCGGTTGCCAATGATGTTGTTCCGGTCAAGTTAGACGTTGTATAGCTAAACTGAAGTTTGTTCAACACAGTGACGTTGACCGACCATCCTGTTGTCGCCGTTCCCTTGCTCACAAGCCCGTAAACAATGCCGTTGGCTGACAAGTAAACCCATCCGTCAATCACAAAGTCGCCCGTGCCAAGCTGAAGTTGCGGACTGTCAAGAACCGTCAGCCAATCACCCGTCCCATCAAACCTCATACTTGTCGGGGACCACTTTGATTGCGTGGTACTAACCTGAGCATCTGCAACCGTCGTAACTACGTTCTGCGTTGTAGCATCGTAGATTCCTGCGTTGGTCATATTGCTAAGAAACAGGGTGCCTGTAACCGCAGCTAACGGAGTCGTTGTAACAGCAATTGTTGGAGACGTTGGGTCGTATCCAGAAGGCAATGTTCCGCTTTGAATTCTTACGTTTGAAATGTAGCCGTTAAGAAAACGCCCAGATCCAAGGTTGCTTCCAATTCTAAGCGTTGTGCCAGTTGATGTTGAAACCGTAGCGCTGCCGGTAGCCACTCTAGCGCCATCAACATATACAGAAGCAGTCGTGGCG